AAGCGGAATGACTTTTCTATCAACTTCAAGTTCTAATATTCGATTTGGAGATGCGGCGGATTCAAGTGTAGGTCAAATCACCTACAATCACTCAGGAAACCATTTATTATTTGGTACTAACAATGCAGAACGTATGCGCATAGACTCATCAGGTAACTTGCTGGTGGGGACTACTAGCTTCAACACAGGATTTGCTGGTGGCGGTATAACCAATTACGGATTTAACTACGGGACTGTAAATAACGGCTTGGTTGCACGATTTACACGCCTAACCTCTGACGGCGACATTTTACAGTTCCGCAAAGACGGCTCAAATGTAGGTAGTATTGGGACTGCTGGGGGAGATTTCACAGTAAATGCGCAATCTTTGGGTGTACTGCAAGTTGGGGGCGTTAGTAAATATGGCTGGACTGGTTCTTTATTATATCCAACAAGCGACAATACAAGCAATTTAGGAACAAGCAACTTTAGATTCAAAGACCTACACTTATCAGGAAATGCAAATGTGGGTGGCACAGTATCTGCAACATCCTTCACAGGTAGTGGTGCAAACTTAACAGGGATTGAAGGTGTGCCTCAAGGTGTTATTGTTATGTGGTCTGGACAGACTTCAGCAATACCTTCTGGTTGGGCTTTGTGTGATGGTACAAACGGAACACCTAATCTAACTAATAAGTTTATTAGAGGTGCAACAACATCTAATGAATTAAGTACTGGAGGCCAAGATAGTGTTACTCTTGCAACAGGTAACCTACCAAGCCACACTCACAGTTTTTCTGGTACAACAAATACTACGGGTAGTCACGCTCACTCTGGTACTGCAGATTCTGCTGGTGCGCACACGCATACTATATCATCTATAGGTAGTTTGGCTTACCCACAAAATAGTCCTAATCAAGCAAACCAAGCAGGTTATGGACGTGGTGATACTTTAACTACTAATTCTGCAGGTGCGCATACGCATAACTTAAGTATTGATAACAACGGAAACCACTCGCACACTATCTCAGGTACAACAGGCTCTACAGGTTCTGGCTCTGCATTTGATAACAAACCAGCTTATATGGCATTAGCTTATATTATGAAAACTTAATAGGATAAAACATGTTCTTTGGTATCTCTCCTTTTGCATCAGGACCATTCTCTACAACGCTAGAGACACGTCTTATTGCACAGAGTGTACCTTCTACAAGTAGTGTAGGAAGCATTAATATTGTAGGTCATGCTAACTTTAGCTTGACAGGTTCATCAAACACTATTAGCATCGGCTCTGTAGTCGTCACTGCCAAGAGTGTTACACTTAGTGAGTCTACATTTGCAACAGCTTCTTTAGGAACTACGCTAGTTGTTGCAAATGCTAATGTTGTACCTTCAGGGGTTGACTCTCAGTCTAATCTAGGTACAACTACAGTATTGGCAGATGCTAACACAAGCATCACTAGCCCAACTCTTACAAGCGCTGTAGGAACAGGTTCTAACATACAAGCTAAGGCTGTAGTTCTACCTACAGGTGTTTCATCTAGCATAGCTATTGGTACAGTTAATGTAACTACACAAGTTATACTGGAGATATTAGGTGTACCATTAAATATATTCTCTGGCAGATTAACTGTAGCAACACAGCAGTTTGATTATGAAAGCCTAAAATCTAGCTTCGACAGAAGACGTGTTGTATTTATAGCACCAACTAATCAGGGGTATACTATTAATATACCTGCAGATCCAAGAAATAGAACAGTACTAATTGAAGCGACTAATACAGATAGAGTTGTACGTATTGCAGCATAAGGAATATACGAATGTCATATAAATGGCCTGATAAAGATAAAGACGAAGTATTAGATTATAGCATTGATTGGTCACGCTTTTTAGGCGATGATACTATATCAGGTGTTACTTGGTTTGTAGATGATTCTGACGGTACTAAGACACTGATAGACGCAGGTGAAGTTGTTAATAATCTACAGATGGTGCAAAAGACCAATACACTCACAGTAGCAACAATACGTTTATCTCTTGGCACTAATAACGTTAGATACAAAGTTACATGTAAAATCACTACAGTAGAAGGCTTACAATATGAGCGTTCAGTATTTGTACGTGTTAAGGAGAAATAAGAATGGCCTATGACTTTATCGGGTTAGTTAATGATGTTAACAGAAGACTTAACGAAGTAGAACTGACTACAGCTAATTTTGCTACAGCACAAGGTTACTATAGCCTTACCAAAGATGCTGTTAATGCTTCTATAAGACATATACACCAAGAAGAGTTTGAGTGGCCTTGGAATCACGCAGAAGAGACAGAAGTATTAACTCCAGGTGAGGTACGTTACAGTATGCCTTACGATAGTAAGACTGTTAATATGAATAGCTTTAGGCTAAAACGTGATGATACTCTTAATGTAGCTACTATGCGTCTTAAAGTGTTGAATTACGAAGAATATCTTGACAAACACGCAGATGTAGAGTATAACTCTAGCTCAGATGTAAGAAGTGTACCACAGTATGTTGTACGTGCGCCTAGTAGAGAATTACTGTTTGTACCATCCCCAGATAAAGCCTATGAAGTAATATATGAGTATTACACTAATGGTGTTGATATGGAGAAGGCATCAGACGTTGCTTCTATACCAGAGTCATACAGACATATAATAGTAGATGGCGCTATGTATTATGCTTATGTATTTAGAGGTGACACTCAATCTGCACAGCTATCGCAAGGCAAGTTTAAGGACGGCATTAAAAGTATGAGATCCTTAAACATTAACCGTACAGAATACCTAAGAGATAGACGAGTTCATTACTGATGGCTACTAATTGGCAGACATTTCCTATTGAGTTTAAGGGTGGCCTCATCTCTAATCTCAGCCCTCTACAACAGGGTGCTAATGCTGTTGGTTCTGCTACTATACTGCAGAACTTTGAGCCAGCTAGATCAGGTGGTTACAGTAAAGTATTAGGCTATACAAAAGCAACAAACAACACTGTACCAGGAACAGGTCGTATACTTGGTGTTAAAGTAGCTAACATTGGGGAGTATATAGCGGCTAGAAGTGATGGAGCTTCTACACCTAAAACTGAATACCATAGATCTTCTGGTGGTACTTGGTCTTCACTAGGTAAGGCAGCACTCTTAGGCGGTAAGATCCGTAGTGCTGAGTATAACTTCGGTGCAGGTGACTTCATTATAATGGTAGACGGTTCTAACTACCCAGCGCTGTTTAATGATACAGCTAATAGTCTATCTTTTATCTCTTCTCTGTCAGACTTACAGGGTGCAGAACAAGTAGCAGTGTTTAAGACTACAGTGTTCTTTTCTAAGGGTTCTAACTTATACTTCTCAGCACCTTCAGATTCAGGTGACTTTAGTGCAGCTAATGGTGGTGGTGTTATAAATGTAAGTCATGATATTACAGGCTTGATTGCTTTCCGTGATCAGCTTATCATCTTTAGTAGAAACAACATACAACGCTTATCTGGTACAACTCTAGCAGACTTCCAGTTAAACCCTATCACAGAAGGTATTGGTTGTTTAGACCCTGATACGATACAAGAGGTTGGTGGTGACATTATGTATATGTCGCCTGACGGTATTAGACTCTTAGGTGCTACAGATAGAATTGGTGACTTCTCACTTGAAGTTGCTTCTGACCCTATAGCTGATGATGTTTATAAGTTTGCTCAGAGTACATCTAACTTTTGTTCTATTGTTATACGTGAGAAAGCTCAGTACCGCATCTTTGGCTATACACAGTCAGAACAAAAGAAAGTTGCTCGTGGGTTACTTGTAACTAAGTTCTCTAACCAAGGTGCATCTAATTTAGCATGGGGAGAAACTGCTGGTATAAAAGCATTTGTAGCAGACTCTAAGTATACAGAATATTCAGAGACTATTGTATTTGGTAATGAAGATGGTTACTTGTACAAGATGGAGACAGGTTATACCTTTGATGGAGAAAACATTGAAGCTATATATGAATCACCTTACATGCCTGTATCAGATCCGCAGATACGTAAAACATTTTATAAGTTAACAACGTATGTTGATCCTAAAGGCTCTTTTAGTGTAGATTTATCTCTTAAGTATGACTTTACAAGATTTAATAATCAAGAAGTTTTACAGCCAAATACAATTAATATTGTCTCTAGTGGTGTTGCTGTTTTTGAATATGGGTCTAGTACATCTATATATGGAACAGCTACTTATGGAGGCGAACTAGATAAAGTCTATCAGAATCAGATTATAGGTTCAGGTAAGACTATTTCAATTAGAATAGAAGATAACACAACAAACCCAACATTTACTCTAGATACAGCACTTCTTGAGTTTACACAGAATGATAGACAATAAAGGATAACTCTTATGGCAGGTTATACACGCCAAGATACGGCTAACAACATCGCTAACGGTAGCGTTATTGACGCAGACGATTTAGATGCAGAGTTTAATGCTGTTGAAAACGCATTTAATTCATCCTCTGGTCACAGTCATGATGGAACATCAGGTGATGGCGCACCAATACTAAGCGTTGGTCCTAGTCAAGATATTATTGTAGGTACATCTACACTCTTACCTAAAGCTAATAACATTATGAACTTAGGATCTAGTGCAGCTCAATTCAAGGATGGCTACTTTGATGGTACTTTGTATACAGATACAGCTAACATAGGTGTGAATGGCTATACTACTATTGTAGATAACTCTTACACAGTATCTAACGGAGCATTAACCTTAGATGTAGCAGGTGACATTACACTAGATACAGATGGTGGAGATATATTACTTAAAGATGGAGGTGTTAGCTTCGGTAAACTAAGTAATAACTCTAACCAGTTGTCTATCTACTCTGGTAACACAGAAGCTTTACGCTTAAATGGTTCATCTACTTCAGCGCTGGGTACATTAGCAGTGACAGGTAATACTACAGTAGGTGGTACTCTTGCTATAACAGGCAACACAACCATAGCTTCAGCTAACGTTACTCTTAACTCTGGTAACATTGTTGTAGGTGGTACTGTATCGTCCACAGGGGGCTTTATAGGCTCTCTAACAGGTAACGTAACAGGTACAGTGTCAAGCGTAGCTAACCATGACACAGACGACATTACAGAGGGTTCTAGCAACCTATACCACACAACTGCTAGAGCTAGAGGTGCTATCTCAGCTACAGGAAGTTTAAGCTACAACAGTACTTCTGGTGTCATGAGTTTTACACAAGGTAATACAGATACTATAGCTGAAGGTTCATCTAATCTGTATCACACTACAGCGAGAGCTAGAGGTGCTATATCTGCTACGGGTAATATTAGTTACAATAGCTCTACAGGTGTTATCTCATTAGCTACAAACCAAGATGTAACATTTGATGATGTTATTGTAGGTGGTAACTTAACGGTAAATGGTACAACTACTACAGTAAACTCTAACACTGTAAACATTGGTGACAATATTATCACACTTAACTCTGATGAGACAGGTACACCAAGTCAGGATGCAGGTATCACTATTGAACGTGGTACAGCTACTAACAAGTCTCTAGTCTGGACAGAATCAACAGACAAGTGGGGCGTAGGCAGTGAAACATTTGTAGCAGGTACGTTTGAGGGTAACTTAACGGGTAATGCTTCTACAGCTACAGCGTTAGCTACTGCTCGTAATATAGCCCTATCAGGGGATGTGACAGGTTCTGCATCTTTTAATGGTAC